CACCCTATTATGGAGGAATATGGTAATAATAAAGAATCGATATTCCTCCATGCTGAGATAGATGCATTTAATAAAGCATTAAAATTACTATCAAAAGAACAACTTACAAAATGCGACTTATATGTTCTAAGAGTAAAACGAGGCAAGAAAAATCAGTGGGTTAGAGGACTAGCTAAACCATGTAAGGGTTGTATGAAAGCTATAGTACAACATCGAATTCGTAATATCTTTTTTACACAGGACTAATTGTAATAAATAACTGAGTAGTTTATAAAACGAAAGGTGAACTTGCATGTATGAATACAGGTGTAAAATATTAAGAGTTATCGACGGTGACACAGTAGATGTTGATATTGATTTAGGTTTTGGAATATGGATGCATAAAGAACGAGTTCGAATGATGGGTATTGATACACCAGAATCACGAACACGGGATAAAATTGAAAAGAAGTTTGGATTAGCATCAAAAAAACGATTAAAGGATATGCTTCCAGTTGGATCAGCACAAACACTAAAAACGCAAATAGCGAAAGATGGTGAAGATGCTAAAGGGAAATTTGGTCGTATTTTGGGAGATTTTATAGTTCATTATGCACCTGAGGATAGAGAAACTGGAGCATCTGAAATTATGATAATGGAAGGATATGCCGTTTCATATCATGGCCAGAATAAAGACGATGTTGAAGCAGAACATTTAAATAACAGAGAACGATTAATAAAAGAAAAAAAAGTAGTATTATAGAAATGTATAGACCGTTGCCGGATGGCTTAACAATATCATCATCACACGTACAAGGGTTGGGCCTATTTGCAACGAAAAACTTTGATGCAAACACAGTTCTGGGTATTGTACATATTGCTAATAAAAACTTCCCACATGGTTATATTAGAACAGCATTAGGGGCGTTTTATAATCACTCTGAAGACCCTAACTGTAAGACACTAAAAGGGTACTGGCATCAACTGCCTGTTAGATATCTTGTTACTACTAAGCCTATAAAGGCAGAAACTGGGTTACTGCAAGAATTAACAGCAAAGTATAGTTTATATACAGATTTTGATAGCTAGTGCTTTATATTAGCACATAAGTCTCACTAAAGACCCACTTAAATACAGTCCAGTCTAGATAGAAATAAAGGACAACGCCATGAAAAGATTATGCATGGGGTTTCTGTTCATTGCTATACTAATTAGTAGCAACGTATATGCGGCAGAGATATATACTCAAGAACAGGAACCAGAATTATATTGTTTAGCAGAGAATATTTATTGGGAGTCTCACCCAGATAACCTAGCCGGTAGAGCGGCCGTTGCCGATGTAGTACTTAATAGAGTAGCTGACACTCGGTTTCCTAATACAATCTGTGAAGTTGTTAAACAAGGACTAACGCAAGAAAGCTGGAGAACAAAAGGTAAAGAAGTTCCTGACGAAGAACGGGTTTTTAAACCTATTCGAAACATGTGCCAATTTAGTTGGTGGTGTGACGGGAAGCCAGACATCATTCTTAATAAGGATGGAAAAGACTGGCGTAACATTCAAGAACTTGCATATAAGATCTTTACCAAAGGATACCTACGAGGCATAAGCGATAATGCAACACATTATCATGCACCGTATGTTCATCCTGAATGGAATAAACGATTTATAAAAAAGGGCAGAATTGGACTGCATTTATTTTATCGTCAACAAAAATAATATATGAAGAGACCAAATAAAATTGTAATAGCATTTTTTATCTTCATCCACTTAGGCGCACTTCTAGCCTTTATCCCTGGTACTTTCTGCTGGAGTGCAGTAGCCTTAATGATCTTTATGCATTGGTTAACAGCGTCAGTTGGAATATGTTTAGGATTTCATAGATACTTAACACACCGAGCAGTAATACTCCCAAAGTGGTTAGATTATATTATTACAACTATTGGAACATTAGCTTGTCAAAATGGTCCAATTAATTGGGTAGCTCATCATAGAATGCATCATGGAGGATCCGATACTTCAATGGATCCGCATAATGCTAGTGAAGGCTTTTGGTGGTCACACATAGGGTGGATGTGCTATACTCAACATAAATTTGATCATCCTGCGAGAATAACTAGATTTGCTAGAGACATAAGTGATAACCGTTATTATCAATTTTTAGACAAACACTTTATATTATTGCAAATTGGATTAGCAATTCTTTTTTATCTACTTGGTGGAGTATCTTGGGTAGTATGGGGAATCTTTGTTCGCTTAGTATTAGTTTACCATTCTACTTGGTTTGTTAATAGTGCTTGTCATATATTTGGATATAAAAACTTTAAATTAGATTTTGATAGATCTACAAACTGTTGGTGGAGTGCAATATTAAGTTATGGCGAAGGTTGGCATAATAATCATCATGCAGATCCAAAACGTGCTAACAACAGAGTTAAAGCCTTTGAGATTGATCCTACCTTTATTCTTATTACAATACTCAAAAACCTTGGTTGTTTGAAATTGGCAAGGCGAAGGTTGACTTCTATACAAACATAGTGTATTATAATTGTATTATGACACTTATGACAAACATAACAGTATCCAAAAAGAATATTCATCAAAATATTTTGGTGAACCTTTCTTTATTTTATGCTTGACCTTTGGGAAAATGTTTGTTATAATGTATACATAATGAAAAACTACCTATGGAGGCTAAAATGAAAGGCAATTTAAAAACAGCAGTAATATGTGGTGCATTAGCATTAAGTATTTCAGCTTGTAGTACAGTAACACATGTTGTAGACCAACAACAGGATGTAGTACCAAATTGGTACATGCATTGTAAGGATACCGGATCAGAAGGTTTATTTTGGTGGAGTAAAGATTATTACTATGCTTGTGGTGGATCTGTAAGTGGCTTTAAAGAAGCGGCTTATGATAAAGCTACACAAATAGCAAAAACCAAAATTGCTGATCGCATTAACGGTGAAGTTAACAAGCGAACAACTATTGAGTATAATGATGCTGGTAGTGAAGATTCACTTACTAGTTCAACTCAGAGTCAAATGCTTATTGTTAATAAGATTACAGATACCGCAGTAAGACATTATTCTCAAAATGATGGATACCTATATAAAAGAAATGGCGTATACCATTACTTCGTAATGATTAAAGTTGAGAAGGAAATTATTGATTCGTTGGTAACTGAAGCGAAGGCTAAGGATACCAAAATAGATACTACTAGTATCAACAAGTCAGCTAAGAGCATAGACTAATGTTGGACACTTATCTAATCCATAATATAATTCTAACTTTAATAGGAGTGTGGAATGGACAGCCCATTTTGTAAGTTACTACTCATAAGTTCAGTATGTATTTTAGTAAATGCGTGTAGCTCTACTAAACATCTTACACTTGAAGAGGCAGGACACTCATACTGTGAAAACGAAAAGGTTATCGTTGAGCAGAACGGTGTCATTGACTCCGCCCAAGTAACTAAATGTACCGACAATCCAGTTAAAAAACTCCTACCACCTAAAATGGGTGTAGGCAAAGATTGTCGATCATTTTTATTCATCTCTCAATTAGGCGGCCGCAATGTTGAACGAATAGGCTATGCTTGTTTAATGAAAGGAAAAGACTATGAAACATCTCGCTGGTATATTGTGCAGTCTCCTTATCATAACTAGTTTAACAGGTTGTATGGGGTCTGGTAGTAATAAAAGAACATACAATACTAGTACGAGTACAATCTCTAGTGTACAATCAACATACCAACCAGCTAATAGCTATGTAGGTATTTTAGCCAATTTTGCTCAATGGCAGTGGCATAGACTACCGGATGAAGATAGACTTCAACAAGAACAAGCTATATACTTTGCTTTGGACAATGTTGATAACGGAGCATCGTCTAATTGGTATAATAACAATACAGGGACAAATGGTAAAATTACTGTTATGTCAACATTTCCTATGGGAAGTGGGTATTGTCGAACAGTAATATCTAGATTACAACATAAAGGAAAAATGCGTGATTTTAAAGAGACTGCGTGTAAAGAGACAGGACATAATGGCTGGCGCTTTATTAAACAGTAATCTAACCATATTATTCCGTTTAACCCCACAGATAAATATAGTATCGGGGAGAATTGTCTCCCTAGTAGTATATTAGGGAGAACAAATGTTTTTAGCGATTCTAACATTCTTGTCTGCATTAACCATTAGTGCAGTAGCAATCTATTATAGTGTTGCTGGCCTGGCGGCCATTTTTGCGGCGGCAGTAGTTCCCATTATTGTTATGGGTGTATCATTAGAAGTTGGTAAACTAGTGACGGCTGTTTGGCTTCATCGCTATTGGGATCGAGCTGTTTGGTGGCTTAAAACATATCTTGCAATTGCTGTAGTTGTTTTAATGTTTATTACTTCAATGGGTATCTTTGGATATCTTTCTAAAGCCCACATTGAACAAACAAGTATGAGCATAGAACAAGTAGCTCAAATCGAATCAATTACTGAAAAACTAGCACGTTCAGAAGCAAAAGTAACTCGTTGGACTGACGAAATTGATCGCTTAATGAAAGGCGAAGACATTCGTGTTGACACGTTAATTGAAAAAGAACAAGCAGAACTAGACAAACTTTATAAAAGAATTAACGAAGAAAAAACAGCGGCCAAAGTTGTTACCGCAACAGAGATTGAACTTCAAAATGAAAGACTAAAACAAGCACAATTACGTAAATTTCAAGATATTAAGGCCGCGAAAGATCGAATGGAAGATTCAACATTTGGTGGCGGTACTCAATATGACAAAGCCGTAGAAGAAGCTAAAGCAAATGAATTATCAGTTGCCAGCTCTGCTCAACGTGAAATTAGAAACGTTAACAAAAGATTAAATGAAACATTAGTAGCTATTGATTCTCGTTATGTTGATGAGATTAAATCTATTAATGATCGAATTCAGAAACTCCGCGGCCAAGCTAACGCAAAAACAGAAGATATTGACGGACGGGTAACAGACTTAGAAGCATTTATAGACAAAGAACAACTTAAAGTAGATACTGCTAGAGAAGAGAAAGCAATATTCGAAAAACAATTTAGACAATTAGAAGCAGACGTAGGACCCATTAAATATATTGCTGAGTTTGTTTATGGTCAAGAGTCTGATGCAGATTTATTAGAAAAAGCTGTACGTTGGGTTATTATTGTTATTATATTTGTATTTGATCCGTTGGCAGTACTTTTATTAATAGCAAGTCAGTATTCATTCCAATTTAGAAGAGAAAACATTATAGGTACAGATCCAGACCCAAAGGATGATGGGCCTGATGATAATGGGCCGGACGATGACGACCCAAAGGACGACCCTAAGCCCTTTCCACAAGTCTCAGACGGAGACTGGATGTACGATATACCAATAATGCCTGAAGATAAAGATAAAGATGAGGATCATATTGAACTTCCCAAAAGTATAAGTCATGAACCTGAACAAATGGAACTACCGTTAGAAGAACCCAAAGAAGACATTTATGTAGATCCTAGACAAATGGAATTTGACTTTTCTGAAAAACCAGAAGAAACTACCAAGTATGATATTTCTAAAGAAGAAGTTGAAGAAATATTAGAAAACATTGAGACGGAGCAAGTGCCATTTCCTGAAATACCAGCGGCAGTAGTTCAAACTAAGTTATCACAAGCACAAATTAGAAAACTAGATGCAATGGATGAAGACTGGAAAAAAGCTAAAGCACAATGGAAAGAAGACCATCCTAAGGATACAATTAAAACACAAAAGATTGCATACCTTAATGGTAAGATTGAAGACTTTCCTTGGGAAGGTGATTACCAAAGTATGAAAACAGAATCAGAAATAATGCAAGACGAGTTAGAACCAATTGCTACTGAATTAGACGAGGCAATGGAAGAAGTTGATGGCGTAGATAAATGGAATGATTTTATTGACAATGCGAACAAGGCGGCCGAAGAAGAAGACTTAGATCAAAAAAAAAAATTCGAATCGACAAACTACTACACAAAAGTAAGCAACAAACAAACAAAACAGAAAACACGGGAATTACCAGACGATACACAGAAGTAATTGAGCCTAATCAACAATATGTTCAAAATTCAGAACAGAACCAAGATTCTGTTTGGAACAAAATAAAATCTAATAAGTAATTACAATATGGCACAACCCACTATTAACTTAATTACATCACCAGATAAATTACATTCATCAGAATTAAGTTTTCTTTTAATTAATCCTAGTAATGTTCTTAAAGACCAATTTAATGATGTAATAAAAAAAGTAAAACGTACAGCTAACTTATATCTGTTTGAAGAAACAGAAGGATCTGATATTGAATGGTTACTCGATGTATTAAGCATTGTAGACTATGTTATTCTAGATATTGACAATACTAAAGAAACTGAATGGTTAGTAGGATACGTTTTGTCTTTTGATAAAACATATTACTTGACATCACACCCTATTAGAGTGTATAATGTATTAAACAAGAATAGAGTGTTTGACGTAAAGCAAATTGCTGAAGGAGTAAATTATTTTGCGAAAGTATAACGAGAAGTATCGCCAGGAAAAAGGTTTAGAAGTTGTTGTTAAAAACGGCAATGTAGAAGGTGCTCTTAGAAAACTTAAAAAGAAAATTGCAGAAGATGGGTTAATGATTGAATTGCGTGAGCGTCAACATTATGTAAAGCCCAGTGAAAAACGTGCAAAGGATAAAGCGGCCGGCAAAGCACGACATGAAAAAATGATAAAAACTCGTCAAGAAAAGGTAGGCTGGTAAATGGAACTAAAAGCTGATTTATGGTTTCCTAGTATTGTATTTGCAGGAATGAATGAAGATATAAATTTAGACTTTTTGAAAGTAACCGCAAATGAGTTAAAAGGCGATGACAAGTCTAATAAATGGTGTAGCGAATCGATATCTACGTTTGATGATTTAGAACTTAACAAAAAGCTAATGATGAGAGCCTTTCAATCAGAGCTTGATAAGGCTGTAAATCATGTGTGTAAAAGTATAGGACTACCAGCAGTTGCGTTCCAAGGATTTAAAATTCATAGTAACGGTCCCGGAACATATAACACTCAACATAATCATCCAGGGTCGTTGTTAAGTGGACTATTTTTTGTTGATGAACCAGAAGTTGATATGGGTAATGTACAATTTTTTAGAGATGACGAATCTCGTTATTACTTGCCTACATTAGATTTATACAATAATATTACAACAAAGTTAGCGTCATATAAACCGCAAACTGGATTAATGCTAGTCTTTCCAAGCTGGATTAAACATGCAACAACAATGAATAACAGCGACAAGAATCGTCTTGTAATATCATTTAATTACGGAGTTAAACAATGAGAATCGAACACGACATTAAACTAGACTATAGTGATGTTTTATTTAAACCAAAACGAAGCACACTAACAAGTCGAAGAGACGTAGAGTTAACACGATCGTTTAAGTTTCTAAATAGTGGTAAAGAGTGGTCTGGTATTCCAATTATGTCATCAAACATGGATGGTGTAGGTACATTTGAAATGGCAAAAGTACTACAAGAGCACCAGATGATTACAGTACTTCGTAAGCATTATAATATCGATGATTGGGAAAAAGCAATCGGTAATGGTGTGAAAATGAAATACCTAAGTGTTTGTACAGGTACAGGAGTTATATGGGATCCTGAAGCTCCTGATTACGTAACAATGAAAAAAGTCCTATCTAAGTATCCTGATATTCCTTTTATTTGCGTTGATGTTGCAAACGGATATCATGAGAATTATGGAGACTTTGTTGGACGACTACGTGATGAATATCCGGATAAAACTATAATTGCTGGTAATGTTATTACTGGTGAAATGACAGAAGAATTACTATTACGTGGTGCAGATATTATTAAGTGTGGAATTGGTCCTGGATCAGTATGCACTACACGATTACAAACAGGTGTTGGAGTACCACAGTTATCTGGAATTATAGAATGTGCAGATGCGGCCAATGGTATTGGTGGACACGTAATTGCTGATGGTGGTTGTGTACACCCTGGTGATGTGTCAAAGGCTTTTGGAGCCGGAGCACACTTTGTAATGTTAGGCGGAATGTTAGCAGGCCACGATGAAGGTGGTGGCGATATAATTGAAAAGTATTACAAAACAGGTGAGTGGCGCAAAAATGTACACACCCTAGAAGGCCTTGAAACTATTACATGGGAAGACGCAATTGATCAAAAGAAGTTTATGCAGTTCTACGGTATGAGTTCGGATGCGGCAATGAGAATTCACGGATCAAGAAAAGATGGCTATCGTGGTGCTGAAGGCAAAGTTGTAAGTATTCCACACAAAGGTGCTGTTAACGATACGCTAACAGAAATTTTAGGCGGAGTCCGTAGTACTTGTACATATATTGGAGCACGACGTATTAAAGATATGTGTAAGTGTACTACATTTGTAAGAGTAAACCAACAAGTAAACAATGTTTTTACACCATTCAATGTGTAATGGTTACATTTATACTTGCATTTTAACCTAAAAGTGTGTATATTATACACGTAGATGATAAATACATACGTTGTAAGAGTTGCCGATAGAGGGGCTTTTACACATAACTTGCTTAATAAAAGGAGAAACGCAATGAACAAACAATTAACACCCATCACCATATTCAATCAACTAAGACCCGTTACAATTGGTTTTGATAACGTATTCGATCATTTTGAAAGAATGATTGGAGACGAACATTTCTTTAATGGTAACGCCAACTATCCACCATACAATATTGTAAAGACAGGTGACTACACCTATGATCTTGAATTGGCTTTGGCTGGCTTCAGTAAAAAGGATATCGATGTTGCATACCAAGATGGCATGTTGACAGTTAAATCCAATCATGAAGCTGAAGCTAAAACCGAGCAAGATGATATTAATGGCGGTATGCTACACAGAGGTATTTCTAAGAGGTTCTTTTCTAAGACCTTTACGATTGCTGATGATGTAGAAATTAAAGGCGCTGAGTTGAAGGATGGACTTTTACGTGTAACATTAGAACGTATAATTCCTGAAAACAAAAAACCAAGATCAATTACTATAAAATAATATAACGGGTGCGGACTAGTTTTTAGTTCGTACCCACTTTTATAAACGGGAGAAGATAACTATGAGTAAAATTATTGGAATCGACTTAGGCACAACCAACTCATGTATAGCGATTATGAGTGGTAGTGAAGGCAAAGTCGTAGAGAACGAAGAAGGCACAAGAACAACACCGTCAGTCGTAGGAATAACTAACGATGGACAACTTGTTGGAGCATCAGCTAAAAGACAAGCAGTATCAAATCCAGAGAATACTGTTTTTGCAATTAAACGTCTAATGGGTAGAAAATTTAACGATCCAAGTCTTAAAGAAGATATTAAAACTTCACCCTTTAAAATCATTAAAGCTAAAAACGGTGACGCTTGGGTTAAACTAAAAGATAAAGAATATTCCCCTGCACAGATATCTGCTTTCACATTACAAAAAATGAAAGAAACAGCAGAAAAATATACAGGATCACCAGTTACAAAAGCAGTAATTACAGTACCTGCATATTTTAATGATTCACAAAGACAAGCAACTAAAGATGCAGGTAAGATTGCAGGACTTGAAGTTGAACGTATTGTTAACGAACCAACAGCGGCCGCACTTGCTTATGGCTTAGATAAAAAAGAGTCAGGTGTAATTGCAGTATACGATTTAGGTGGTGGTACATTTGATGTATCTATCCTGGAAATTGGTGGTGGCGTATTTGAAGTTAAAGCAACTAATGGCGATACTGCTCTAGGTGGCGAAGACTTTGATAAAGTTTTAATTGATTATATTGCAAGTGAATTTAAAAAAGAAGCTGGCATTGAATTAAAACAAGATAAACTCGTAATGCAACGTCTTAGAGAAGCGGCAGAGAAAGCTAAGATTGAACTTTCATCAACTGTAGCAACTGAGGTTAGTTTACCGTTTATTACTGCTGATGCTAGTGGTCCTAAACACTTAAATGTAAAAGTTACAAGAGCTAGTTACGAAGCAATGGTTGGAAAACTAATTGAGCGTACACTTGAACCTTGTAAAATAGCTCTTAAGGATTCAGGATATAAAATTAGTGATATTGACGAAGTTGTAATGGTTGGCGGAATGACTAGGATGCCTAAGGTACTTGAAGTTGTTGAAAAGTTCTTTGGCAAAGCACCAAACAAAAGTGTTAACCCAGATGAAGTTGTTGCTATCGGAGCCGCAATTCAAGGCGGAGTACTTCAAGGAGATGTAACAGACATTCTTCTTTTAGATGTAACACCGTTATCATTAGGTATTGAAACACTAGGTGGAGTTACTACACCACTTATTGAAAAGAACACAACAATTCCTACAAAGAAAAGCCAAACGTTTTCAACTGCTGAAAATAACCAACCATCTGTTACTATTAAAGTTACACAAGGTGAGCGTCAAATGGCCGCAGACAATAAACTACTAGGAAACTTTGACTTACATGAAATTCCACCAGCACCAAGAGGTACTCCACAGATTGAAGTTACTTTTGATATTGATGCAAATGGAATTGTAAATGTATCAGCTAAAGATAAAGGAACTGGTAAGGAACAATCAATTCAAATTCAAGCGTCAGGTGGATTAAGTGATGCTGAAATTGATACTATGGTTAAAGATGCTGAATCTAATAAAGAGGCCGATACCAAAAAACGTGAGGAAGTCGATGCTAGGAATAGTGCTGACGGACTTGTGTTTACTACTGAAAATTCATTAGAAGAACATAGTGATAAGATATCAGATGAAGATAAGGCTACTATTGAAACAGCAATTACCGAGTTGAAAGATGCACTTACGGGAACTGACGTTGAAATAATTAAACAAAAAACTCAAAGTCTAAGTGAAGCATCTATGAAGCTTGGAGAAGCTATATACAAGAGTCAACAAGAAGAGACTACCTCAGAAGAATCCAAATCAGAAGATAAAAAAGAAGATATCATTGATGCAGAATTTGAAGAAGTAGACAAAGCATAAGAACGTCATTAAAACACCTCAAGGAGATTATCGATGATAAGTAATGTTATGGACGACGTAGCAATTGATGAAAAAATTATACAAAAAATTGATGAGCCAGCTCTCTATAAAGTAATCTTCCTTAACGATAGTGCTACACCTATGGAATTTGTTATAGAAGTACTCATGACAATCTTTAAACATTCAGAAACTACGGCTAGAGATATAACTGTAAAAATACATGAGGAAGGTTCGGCGGTAGTTGGATTATATACATTCGAAATTGCAGAACAAAAAGGTGTTGAAGCAACTAATTTGAGTCGCTCGCACGGCTTCCCCTTACAAATTAAAGTGGAGAAGGAATGAGCAATTTAAAAGACCTAACAAAAGAAGTACATCAAAATGCAGAACGGCAAGAATTTGTAGAAGTTTTGATGTCAGGAAAAATTCATGACGACACTTATGCAATATTCTTAGCTAATCAACATCCTATGTATAATGTCCTTGAATCGCTTGCAACAGCTAAAGGTCTATTAGACGGCTTGCCAGGCATCTGTAGGGCTCATGCAATTCATGAAGATTTTAAAGAACTTTGGAAACATGACGAAGCGGCACCACTATTAGATGTTACTAAACGATACACAGATCATATTTCAAATATCTCAGACGACAAGACAAAATTGTTTGCACATATCTATACACGACATATGGGTGATTTAAGTGGAGGGCGGATGATATCAGGATTTATACCCGGAGAAGGTAGATTATACCAATTCGATGATCCAGATACATTGAAAGCAAAAATACGTGAACGGCTAACAGATGAAATGGCCGACGAAGCGAAAGTTTGTTTTGCATTTGCCGCCCAAACCTTTAAAGAGATGTTATCGTATGTCAGAACAAAAAGTTAAATCAATATGTATTGCAGGTGGAGGATCAGCAGGCTGGTTAACTGCCGCAAGAACTTTATTTGAATGTTCAGACTTTGATGTTACATTAGTTGAAAGTCCAACCGTTCCAATAATTGGTGTAGGTGAAGCAACCTTATTAGGATTTGATCACTTCTTAACTAAATCATGTAATATACCCTTAGACATATGGACTAAAGAATGTGACGCTACAATTAAATTAGGTACAAAATTCACTGACTGGTATGGCAATGGTCTTGATCTTTGGTCTCCTTTTTTAGTTCCTCTTACGAAACCCAACGAACATCATTATGATTTAATTGATCTTGCTATTGAAGGTGGAGTTCCTGCTACAGAATTTTATCGTGAATGTTCTACTTGGTACGAGATGTGTATTGACCAACAAAGAATACCTAGCACAACTACAGCATCTGGTAAAGACTTTGGTGTAGGTTATAACTTAGATGCAGTAAAATTAGCAAACTTCCTAAGTCAACATTGTAATAAAACTTATCCTAAATTAACACATATTAAACAAAATATTTCTAATGTTATTACCAAAGACGGAAATATTAATCATTTAGTATTAGAGGACGGAAGTCTTATTGAAGCTGATTTCTTTATTGATTGTACTGGATTTAGAAAAATACTGTCAAATGCATTAGAAGGAAGCGAGTGGAAAAATTATGATACACAAGTATTTACAAATGCCGCAGTTGCTAGTCAAATTGATTATAAGTCAGACGACGAACCTCAACACCCATACGTAGATGCTGAAGCTTGTGACTTAGGCTGGATATGGAAAACTCCTATTAAAGAAAGAATAGGCAGTGGATTGTGTTATAATAGGAATGTTACAACAAAAGAAGAAGCAGAAAAATTCTTTATAGACTATTGGGGCGAAGATAGGTTAAAAACAGGAAAGTTTAATCATATTAATTATGATCCAGAGTATAATGCTAACAACTGGAGAGGTAATTGTGTTAGTGTTGGACTATCAAGTGGGTTTGTTGAACCGTTGGAGTCATCTGGATTAGCTTTAATGATTGCAACTATAAGATGTATTGATCATATATCAAAGGGCACTTATACGCCAGAAGATAGAGATATATTTAATAACAGGATGAATTTGTTATATGAAAATACTTTTGATTTTATAGGATTACATTATTTTAATAACCAACGTACAGGTCCATTTTGGGATAAGGTTAGCAAAGAGTTTGATTGCACAGACACGTTATATAATGCGGTTGCTGGATTTAAAAATGTTCCTACTCATACACACTTTGAACAATACTATCCAAGAGACGGTGGAATGTACCATGAATACAGTTGGAAGTTATGGACTTATGGTAGTGGAATAATGCCGGCAACGGTAACATTAGACTCGTCTAAAGCTACAGAATTAATTCGTGACATAAAAAACGACGAGTACAAACGATCGTTGCCTGGACTAACTAATCGCGAATGGACTAATAGATGAGAATTGCAGGAGCACAAATACCTGTCACATTAGACATAGAAGAAAATACTAAAACTATTAAAACGTCTATAGACTGGGCAGTAAAAAACGAATGTCATTTTTTAGTAACACCTGAAGCTTCGTTAAGCGGATATGATTCTTATTTTGATGAAGACAAGTTATGTAACGCATTAGCCGAAATAGAAGAGTATATTACCTTAAAAAAAATAGGCTTATGTTTAGGAACACTATGGAAAGAGAAAGAAGAAGTCGGCGAAGTTAGACGAAACCAAATTAGATTCTATGATAATTATGGAAAAATATTAGGTGTCACAAATAAAACATATCTAGTTACTCATGATACTGGCTGTTTAGCTCATGAGCTTGACGAGAAGAGTGTTACTATTCATAATCTTCGCTGTCCTACAGTACAATTAACTGGTCGGCAACAACTTAATGTAGCTGGATTAATATGTAATGACCTTTGGGGTAACAGCTGGGTAGGTAAACCAAGTTTACCTAGGTTAGCTTTAGAATCTGAATTGTGTGAATTATTCATTCATTCAACAAATGGTGCTAGAGGTAATGTTCATGATGAAATTTATAATAAATGGCATGACGCACACTTATTAATGACTAGTCAAGCCACAGGCATTCCTATTATAACTGTTGACAATACTTGTCATATAACCGGACAGCCGTATGACGGTCCTACTAGTAGCGAGAGTGGAGTAACAGTAGACGGCAAATGGGTAACTAGTGTTCCAAGGACAGGAACACAACATTTTTATTATGATTTTTAAGGAGTAAGTATGCGTTGGCACATTTTAACAGTAGTAGTATTAATCGCTATGGTTAGTATAACAACACATCTATATGTTTATATGGATGAAGTAATAAAAGGATATTTTATAACATGAGTGTATTGTGGGACAAGTTAATTGAATGTCAAAATGATATAATTGATATATTCGACAATCAATGTAAGGAAATAAACGAGCCAGGTATGGATCATTTTAATCAAGCTGACGGCAGTTGGATTAATCGAGTCTGGGCTAATGATAATGTACGGAGAGCTCATATTGATGTAGTTGATGCTCGCGAGTCAAAAGGGCTTTGGATGATGCATGTCTGTTGTTTTCCTGTACTAAACAATAACGGACCTATATATGGATTTGACGTAATATCAGGCGAACACAAGATGACCGGTGCCTTCCATGATTTTTCAGCTTCATCTGGTGGAGAAGACCATCCGTTAGTAGAATGGTATGAACATGCAGTAGAAGAATTTATTCCAAGTAAAAAGCGTGAATTACCTGAATGGGCTAGGAATATTTTTACACCTAGTATGATTGCCGCAGGTAATGTTAGAAGTGATGACGAAGCTACAGCTATAGTAGATTTAGCAGTAAATAATCTAAAGGTTTACTTTGAAAGTATAGGAGAATATACTGGAATGGGAGACCGCGATATAACAGTAGCATCACAAAATTATTATTGTCATAATCAGCAACAAAATCCACATACACCACGAGTAATGACTAGCTTAGGGCTTAAAGAAGCTGACGTACAAAAGTTTTGTACAGATATGCTGTTCCCTAAAATAGTATAAATAACAGTACTATGCGATTTTATGAATTTAAACAGTCTCTTAACGAGTACTCAGACTTAGACCAAGAAAAAGAAGAAATCCTAGCTAAGATTTCAGGTCTAACTGCGTCAAATCCCGACGAGGCAGAACTACTAGACAGAATTTATAAACTTTTAAATAAAACTCAAATAGGTACTAATATCGAAGCTGGATTTAATGCCACACTTGGCGATGAACAATTTAATCCAGCTGAGCTTAAAAGAGTTAAACAAGAAATAACAAAGATTATTGCTAGTGTAGAAACTGATTACAAATCATTAAATGCTTTTATAAAACGCATGGAAGCAGGTGGAGTAGTTAATATTTCAGCTTTACAAAAGCCGGTATCATCATTTCAGGAAGTATTTGGTGACAATAGCGGAATACAAGCATTTAAGGCACTAGCTAGTTACGGTGTTGGTAGAAAGCAAAAAGGCCCAGGAGAATATGCACTTGCATGTTTAAGTAATCAGATTAAACTAGCAGACGGCGAAGGCGACATAGAAGTTAAGGGCATTGGAAAAGTAGAACTAAAAGCGGCAATGAGTAAATCCGGTGGACGCATTGGTTACGGCGGCGGCTCACAAAAAAATAAAGTTGATGTTCTTAATCAATACAAGGATATAATTCCTACAGTGATGGAATCTCTTGCCAAAAATGCTAAGGGAGGATCATTAGGATTTCCAAAATTCCTACCTGCATTAAATGTTGACCTTCCAGTAACTGGAGGCGGATCTAATCCTAAAGCACTAGGGCCAGATAATCAAAAAAATCGTAAACTGATTATGCAAAGCCTTATGGGGATGGACATGGAGAATTATGCTGACAGCGTTGCACAATTTATTAGCTCAAGTGAAGATACTAATGCTTGCGAAAGTGCATATTTAAAAGCTAACTTTGAGTGGTATAAAAATAGAGATCACTTTGATGCATTACTACTAATGAGTGTACAAGGACAAAAAACTATGATGATAAAATCTGGAGAAGATCTAATAAAAGCTAGACCAATGTTATCAAGTTTATCTATTAGTATTATTCCAACACAAGCAGGTGCTGGACGTGAACAATGGGCACAATTAACTCCGAGATAACTTTTCTAAACGCTTCTCTAAGCGTTTTAATTCACTAAACGCAAACTTAACAAGTACTTCATAATTATAATCAACTATCTCTTGCATTTTATTATAGTGCTTTGGCACTTTACTTAATAACTTTTCTGCTGTTGATACAAGCATATTTGAATATGCATCTGTAATATCCCAATTCGAATCGTATCCTTCATCTATAAAATCATCAAACGTTTTAAAGCCGTTTGCACGAAGATGTGCTAATGCAGGGAAAGATGCTCTTATAACAAATAGTGATCTATTTAAAATTGGTCTATATATTTTTTCTGTAAAGAATACAGAGCTATCAGTTTCGTGTGTTTCACAAATAAAACTTACAGTTGATTCGTCATATGCCTTAGTAGAGCTACCCCAACCTTGACTTGATATTCCTTGATCTAAATTAAATGTTTTTGCTTCGTCTATTGGACCTTGGTGTTTTTTAATAAACTGTTTTAACTGCGGATTATCAGTTTCAAAGGTTCCAAGAAAACTATATAATGTAGTATCTGTTAACTTGCTCTTAAAAAAAGCTTCTATTATTTTACTTCTTGAAGGTTTATTAACTTTTCCTAATAGAAGATTACATCTATTAATCCTTTTTGATAATAGCTTATTACTTATAGGTGTATGGAATGTAAGATGTCTTATTACTGCCGAAATTGCAAAGAAATCAATAAAAATTATACTTTGAAAATCTCGCATTCCGCTTTTATTCATTACAGTTAGAATATCTTTAGACTTTATACCATGTTGTTTTATATCAGCTACTTTTTTAAAATATTTTTTTTCTTGTATACCATTTTCATATGCTATGTCTATAATAACCTTTGTTGCAAGATTTTTATTTTTTCTATAATTTATAATTCTTGCTGGTAAAATAGAATTTTCTATATTAGAATCTATTATAAAAAGGGTGCCGTTATACTTCTTTGCTTCTTTAGTAGTCTTAAGAAATTTTTCTTGTGGAAGTATTCCTGAGAGAAGGTTGCAATTTACATATCCAAATACATTTTCAAATCCAGATTTATTAAGTTCAAAAAACTTATAATTAATCATTAAATACCTGCTAGAGTTATAATAATATAATATCCTAAATAATGAAACATTTGATCAACCATATTTAATAGCCAATACTTACGTTCGTTTGCCACCCATCCAAAATATTCTCGTATATGGGTCTTAGAATAGTCTGTATGCCAGTGTAGTATGTAATCAAGGAAGCCAAGTGCTACAGCAAGCTCTAAGGGCCCGTATAGAGCAAGTATAAGCACAGTTAAAGCGCCATGCGGTATATAATGTTGCTGATGTGCTTTCCATCCGAAGTATTGAAGTTTAATATTCCCTAACCCAAAAGGTTGCATACCCAAATCAACTATGGCATGTTTAATCATCAATAAAAGAAATATTTCCAACTTATGTCTCCGTTCGCTCTATTTAACCAAACATAGCTCTTGACATATACTAAGTATGATAGTAAACTATTATTAAAAATTAGGTAATAATTTATCTAGGAGTAAGTATGTTACATAAAGTTAGTGAAGTATGTGATCTAATCAACGTAATACACGAGAAAAGTGAGGAATGTCGGAAGTTAAAATATGATAACCCAAAAACACCTGAAAGAGATCAGGAAATTGATATTTTAATTGCAGACATTCAATCGATGTGTAGACAAGTTGCTGAAGATAAGCAACCCTACGAAAAAAGATAGCTAGTAGGGGTCGTCGGCTTTGTTGTTGCCAATCCAATAAAGTCTTTAACAAATACAAAATGAGTGCTTAATGAGTCAAACAGTTCAGTATTCAGACCTGTTGTCATTTGACCATAACTAGATTTGCCAATTTCTACATAGTATTCTGTATTACCAAATTCAGGAAATACACCTGTAACAAAAAGACACGTGTCGCCTAGTTCTTTAGCATTACGACTTGACTTAATTGTTAAGTAAGATTCAGCAAAGGACCTTTTAGGTAGGAAATCGTTATGGTCAATATGGCTTGCTAAAAGCATAACAATGTATGCTTCGATCTCTTCCGGCAAGCATACGCCATTATGTTCCTGAGTTTCTTTTATTACGCGATAAAATGCTGTTTGATAAACATCCCTCATACTGTACTTATCTGTTTTTGGTGAACCATCCTAATAAACTGTTGATTTTATTAGATTTATTTGAAACTAAAAACAGTTGACTTATAGTTTAATGATGCTATAATACTAAAATAACATATAAGGGGAAAGTCATGAAAGTTACTGTTGCAGGTGGCACCAAAAACCAAAAAAAATACAGTAAATCACTGGCCTATTTCTGTGCCAAAAAATTAATGCACAAAAATCTAGCAGATAATATCAGTATACATGTTATTCTTCGAAATAACTTACATACAGAGGAAAATAATTTAGGTACTGTTATATGGGAAGATGACAGTTACAAGCCTCGTGAATTTACTATGGAAATTGATACTAGTGTAAGATTACGCAGAGTGTTAGAGAGTGTAGCTCACGAAATGGTACACGTTAAGCAATTTGCCAGAGGTGAAATGCGTGATCTAATGATAGCTGAAAGAGTTTCCTGGTTAGGTGCTAGTTATCACAAACATAGCATGGATTACTACGATCAACCCTGGGAAATTGAAGCTCATGGTCGCGAATTAGGACTTTTTATACGCTGGGCAGAAGAACATAAGCTAGGAAAACAACGGTGGACGTGGGATCAATAAACCACTAAATACACGTATGAGCACAAAAAAATACGATCAGTATACAGTACAGGATAGAATCGATGCAAGTTTATACGATAATGATATCTATTACTTGTGTGGTGAAATCAACGAAGATTCCGTTGGACCTGCTGTAAAATGGATCTTATCAGCAAACTTACAGAAGAAACCAAAACGTAAATTAAAACTTTACATAAATTCAACTGGTGGAGATCTGTATGAAGCATTTGCTCTTATTGATACTATGCGTAACAGTTATCATCCAGTTGGTACTATTGGACTTGGTGCTATAATGAGTGCAGGCTTTTTAATATTTGCTATGGGCGAACATGGTGAAAGATATATTGGTAAAAATACTGGTATTATGAATCATCAACATTCAGATGCACTTGATGCCAAAATGCATGATATGAAAGCCCAAATGAAAGAAAACAATAACTGTGAATTACGCTGTTTAAATATGTTACGTGAAGCAACAGGAATGGCATTAACTGAAGTACGTAAGAAATTGAACAGTCCTAGTGATCAATACTTTACAGCCAAAAACTTAATAGACCTTAAGATAGCTGACCAAATTATTTGAGTTTTCGGTTGACATGCTAAGTTAATGATGTTATTATAATAATAATAATTAGGCAATAGTGAGGCAAACATGAAAACAACAATTACAACAGAATTACCAATACTTGATGTTTTAGCTACATCATTTGCCGCACATCGAATTAATAATAGTTATTGCAAGGAAACTAGACGTTTTAGTGATAACTTAACTAAGTTTGCTAATAAAGAATTAATGCAGTACAAATTAAATACAGACCAATTTTTACCAGAGGACTACAAAGGCTTTAGAGTTACACAGGCAGATAGAAAAACAGCAGAAGAGGCAATCAATTGGTTACAGAAAGATAATGCTTTAGATATTATTGCAGACAGATTATCAGATTTTATGCAATCAGTAATGCATTATATTTCAAGTGAAAAAGTAACCCCTAATACCTACGGTGTTGTTGCTGTAGTTCCTAAAGTATATTTTGAGGGATCTAAAAAGAAAATTCTTAAAAAGGAATTGAAAAATAGTTTTAGTGAAAGTAAACATGTTGGGGCAGTAGGCGAAACTATTCAAGGTATGTTTACTCTTAATGAAGCAAGATTTATCGAAAAGTACGGATGTCATGTTTTTAACGGATATATAGATAGTAATCTTATAAGTTTTTTTAAAAATATTGATCAGACACAAGTTGTACCAGAAGCAGGAACAACATTTAAAATTAAAGGTAAAGTTAGAAGATGCGGGGAAAACTTTATTACAAAGTTACCCGAAACACAATTAAATTATGCAAGATTTAAAGTTAATAATAAATAATAGTAATAAAATGAAGTTCGACTATACAAAAGAAAAGAGTACTACTGGCACAGGAGCTGAAAAATGTCTGAAAATGCAAAGTGGAAAGAACCCAACTATATTACAATGGATGATGCCCTTGAAGACGACGATTGGGGGCTTATTATTACTGAAAGTGGTGACCTTAAAGGATTGTATATTCCGAAAGGTAAAGAAGAAGATAGAGTACCAGTTGCAATCCAAGATATATGTGAAGCGTTTTTTGGAGTCGACTGGCAAGACGATGATAAATTTCAAACAATACACTAAACAAGGAGTAGCATGGAAGTAATAGTAAGAAATGGAAACGTAGAGAAAGCATTACGTGTCTTAAAAAATAAGATAAAAAAAGATGGCCTTATGACAGAACTACGTGAACGGATGCACTACGTTAAACCTAGTGAAAAACGAAGACTCGCTAAAAAACGTGGCATTAAACGTGTTGCTAAAGAACAAGCTAAACGTGACGAACTAACGTAGGTATAGATGAAGCTAGTTAAAGATAACGTTGACAAATTCTTTAAGTGGGTAAAAGGTACAGAGCTAGTAGAGTTAGATCATATCGATCCTAGCGAAGATCCTGTACGCCCGGAACTTGATAGTAAATGGAGAACAAGTCATGGACGTAAAATATACGGCTTGAAGTATGAAGATACAATTGAAGGTATTATTTGTGTAGCATATACAAATGATATACCTCATAGTATTAGGGAGTTAGACTTAATGAGTCAAAATGCTAGTCTTCGAAATAATGTCGATACCGTAGTTGCCTATACAGTATGGTCACGTAAAAGAGGGGCCGGCAAAGAAATAATTGAGAAGCTTAAAGAGTTTGTTAAAACTACTCCAGAAATTACAACACTAGTAACCCTTTCACCCCTTACCCCAATGGCAACACACTTTCATATCCGCAATGGTGCGAAGTTAAAAGATATTAATACAACAACACAAAACTTTGAATATGAACTATAACCTAAAAAGAGGACTATATTAATATGAATCAAATTGGCGAGTCAAGTTTCGATACCCATTGTGAAATTACAAATGAAGAAACTGGTCAAAAAGTTAAAGGAGAAGTACATAACTTTAAAGAAAAACAATTTTTAAGTGTAGTACTAAATCAAGCTGTTGAAATTAAATTAACGTATAATCCTCGATCTAAAATTTATTATGGAAGTAAGGGAGGAATGGATTTTGTTTCAAACGGTCCTGTAGAACATATAGCTCATTTTAGGAGTAGATAATGGATATCAAAGAAACCCTTGCAGACATGAAAGGTATTCCAACACAAGATGACCTTGTCAGCACATTACAAGAAAAAACAGCAGTAGTTACGTTCTTAAAATTAGACGGCGATGAACGAATAATGACTTGTACTAAAAGTCTTAAAATTATTCCAGAAGAAAGTCATCCTAAAACAGATAAAAAAGTTAAAGAAGGTAATGTTAATGTCTGGGATCTAAATGCTAAAGGTTGGAGGTCATTCAAATACGATAGGGTAAAGAAGGTAGAAATTAATGAAGCCTAAATTTATTGATGCATATATGGATGTTGCAGAAAGATTCGGAAAGCTATCATCTGCAAGACGATTACATGTTGGTGCTATTATTGTTAAAGATAATAGAATTATTTCCATTGGATATAACGGTATGCCTACTGGTTGGGATAATAATTGTGAAGATTCAGTTATGTGGAATGGAGATGGCAAACAATTGGCAGAGCCTGTACTAAAATCCAAACCTGAAGTACTTCATGCTGAAACTAATGCTATTGCCAAGTTAGCACAGTCAAATGACAGTGGATTAAATTCTGCGTTGTTTGTAACACATAGTCCTTGCTTAGAATGTGCTAAATTAATTTATCAAAGCGGGATTACTACAATATACTATAAACACAAATACAGAGACAAAGAAGGAGTTGAATTTTTGGAAAAGTGTAAATTAAACGTTCATTGGGTTGAAACTGATGTATGAAGCTGGAATTGACGTTGTACTTAAAAATCACCCGATTGACAAGTACGAACTAGTTTTTGTGTTACGATATATGATTAGAAACAAACTAGCCAAAGGTCCGAATCATGCATTAACAATGGTACAAGATCCAGATTTTGATTTGGATGACTTGTTCAGAAAAATGTCTGGTGCTGATGAAGACGAAATAAGTATAAATGATGACGATGATAACGACAAAGATAACGAAAATAAAACAGAAGAAACATAAAGATTTTCCAGGCGAATTTATCACTATTAATGTATTAGAGAGAGAAATTGCTTATTACAAAACTCTAATCCGAGAACATGATACTGGTCATATTCATACTTGCATCAGTTTTCTACAGGAAAGAGTAAATCATTTAAAAGGCGAGTGTGGTCCTGGATAGTTTTAATGTAAATTATGCCCCTGTAGCTGAGTGGTTTAGCAAGGTCTTTGTAAGTCCTAGACGGCAGTTCGATCCTGTCCGGGGGCTCCAAAATAAGGAAGTATAAAATAGTATGGAAATTCCAATGGAAGTGACAAATAAATTACCTGAAATGCCACGTGATGGCTCAATAGACGAAACTGATGGACAAGCTGTTTTTAATTGGGTATTAAACGAAATGAGGGCTGGTACTATTGGCTGGTTAAAATTTAATCTAATTTCTATTAAGTCTCGAAGTTTTGTTCCATTACCTTGGCATCATCAAGGACGGATTGAAACAGAAAGACTGCATTTGGAGATTCCAGACCTCTATAAAGATAATCAAGGAATTTCAGAATATATTGCTAAAGATGAAGAAGGATGGAAACCTTGGGATGACTTTCCAGCACCACAGATGTCAGCTTATTTAAATACAGAAATTCCATCTGATACTATTAATCGGGCACGGTACACACGTATCCCACCAAACACTACTACGGTGTTACACGAGCCTAGTAAAGATTTAAAATTTGAGAATCTTGAAACAGACATAATAAAAATTCTAATGACACTAGTAATGCCAAACACTAAAAAGTGTGTGTTAGAAGTTGACGGCTTTGATGCAGTTAATCTACAAGAAGGTATAATATATTTTTTAAATCCGTTTCGAAAACAAAGTTTAAAAAATACTTCCGATCTTGATTATTCAACACAACTAGATATAGAATTAAAACTAGGTAAGCAATGCTCATCATTTAGCGATGTAATAACTAGGAGTTATTTCCAAGCAATAGGACACATGCAAAAATGAACAATGGACCAGGAGCAGGATTTTGGATAGACTCTACCGCAAGTAATCGACCATTCTTTTACGGTGTCAAAGACGCCTTAACAGATGATTTAATTACACAGTTAGATCATTTTGTAGAAAGCGAACACCTTTTACAACAAGGTAAAGTGGTATTAGAAGTTGATGAGCCACAGGATTCACTAGACCAGCATAGAATAACAGAAATAGCTTGGATTGATACTAGAACAAACGGAGAAGTATACAATAAGCTAACAGAAGTAATTCATTATGTAAATAATACCTATTTTAAATTTAATATTGCATATATTGAAACTCTCCAATATAGTGTATATCCACCAACAGGCCACTATAGATGCCATACGGACGCATCACTTAAAGGATTCAACGGCTTCGGACGAAAGATATCTTTTTCAATTGGCTTAAATGATCCTAGTGAATACGAAGATGGTGAACTTGAAATTTGGACAGGTGGTGATAACTTTAAATGTAGATTGGATAAAGGCGAAGCATTATTTTTTCCGTCTTGGATCCCTCATCAGGTACATCCGGTCACAAAAGGCACACGAAAGTCTTTAGTAGGCTGGGTACATGGACCCGATTTTATATAATTGGTTAACTAAAGGTTGACTTCTTTATTTAAAGATAGTATAATAATAAAACTTGAACAGTACAATATTGTACTACATATAAGGAGGCTCATTAAATGAAGCAAACAATTCAAGACAGCGTGTTGACCGCACTCAAAAACGGTTCAGAACTAACTAGCAAACAGATCGCCAGTAAATTTAAAGCAGGCAATCCACAGGCTGTTATCCAGTCTTTAAGGTTTTCAGGTCATGCTGTTTATCTTAATACTAAAAAGAACGGTATTAAGAAGTACCGTCTTGGTAACCCTAGTAGAGCAGTTGTAGCCGCAGGTTACAAAGCACTTGCTACAGCAACAAGTAAGTAAATTTTAGCTTAGTTGGATAAAATGGACGGCTTTCGGGTCGTCCATTTTTTTTGGAGTAAATAGTTAGTTATGAAAATAGTTACCTTACTATTAGGAATTCTTGTATTAAGTTCTTGCACTAATACAACCGAATATGTTAAAACCTGCAAGTTTCAAACAGTTGTAGAACTCCATGGGAATTCAAAATCAGACCTTTTTCAAAATGCAGTACCTCAAGCAAATATTAGATGTCCTTTTTAACTTGACAAACTCCAAAAAAGAGTATACAGTTTACTTGTACCTGTAGTTCATCTGGATAGAACACTCGGTTGCGGACCGGGAGGCAGGAGGTTCGAGTCCTCTCAGGTACACCAAAAAAAGAGGTTGACTTCCGTAGATAACGATTGTATAATGTATATAACAATTAGGCAATAGAGAGGCAAATACATGAGAACACAACCACAAGAAGTTATTGAACGTTTAGAAGCTGACAATAGTAAACTCGCAAAACAAGCAATCCTTAAGGCGGCGATGGAAGAAGGACTAGATGAGTTCTTTGAAGGAGTGCGTATGGCACTTGATCCACTCGTTACATTTGGCGTTAAGAAAGTTCCTCAAAAAACCGAAAACGAAGTATTATCAGCACAAGGATGTGCTTGGCCAGTATTTAAAGATCTAGCAGACAAGCTAATTGCAAGACAACTTACAGGCCATGCGGCACGTGATGCTATTGAACTTGTAATGAGTCTTGCTACTGCTGAACAATGGAATGGCTTTTATAGACGTATATTAATTAAAGACTTACGTTGTGGTATGAGTGAAAAGACTGTTAACAAAGTAGCTAAAGAGTTTCCGCAATATGCGATTCCAGTTTTTACTTGTAGTCTAGCACATGATTCAGCTAATCATCCAAAGAAAATGATTGGCATGAAACAAATCGAAGTTAAACTTGATGGTGTTCGTGTACTGGCAGTTTGTAAAAATGGTAAAGTAGAATTGTTTAGCCGTAACGGAAAACAGTTTCATAACTTTGATCATATTATTAAAGAAATTGAAGAAGTACTAAAAACTAGTCCTGCTCCATATGATTTGGTATTGGACGGTGAGGTAATGAGTGCAGACTTTCAGGATCTAATGAAACAGATACATCGTAAAGATGGTAAGAGAGCAACTGACGCAGTATTACACTTGTTTGATTTTATTCCATTACAAGACTTCCTTGCTGGTGGATGGGACAAATCCCAAAGTATTAGGAGCCAAATGGTGAAGGCTTGGGTAGCCCAACATACAAGCGTCTTACAGCACGTTACAGCGTGTGAGTGGGAAGATGTAGACCTGAGTACTACTGAAGGCAATAGTCGCTTTGTAGAGCTGAATAAAGCGGCTGTAGACGGTGGATACGAAGGAGTTATGATCAAAGATATTGATGCACCCTACGAATGCAAACGTACACATGCTTGGCTTAAAGCAAAACCATTTATTGAAATTACACTAAAAGTCGTAGACGTTGAAGAAGGCACTGGACGTAATACGGGTAAATTAGGTGCCGTAATAGTAGAAGGAGAAGACGATGGATACAATTATCACCTTAACTGTGGAAGCGGTTTCACTGACGATCAACGTACTAGCTTCTGGGCTGACCGTACTAACATCATTGATTCTTTAGTAGAAATTAGAGCAGATGCTCGTACTAAATCACAAGATTCAGAAACTTATAGCTTACGTTTTCCAAGATTTAAGTGCTTTAGAGGCTTTGAATCCGGCGAAAAAATCTAAAATTAAATTCACTTTTACTTGACTTTTAATTTCCTTGCTATATAATAGCTAATGCAACGGTTATTCTTTAAGGAGAAATATTGAGATGGGGAAAACGATTAACTTGCGAGGAAGCAAGAAAAAGAAAAAGGTCGTTCGACGAACAAGTAACAAAAGCCATGAGCCTGATCTTTCAAATGGATTAGAAATGTCTGCTAAAGATTTTCATTATGCAAGAAGTAAGGCGTTGGATCATTATCGCTTAGAACATAAAAGTTCTGATTTTAAACTTTGGATTCTAGAATATTGTAAGAATCACGAGAAGTATAAAGATAATGTTGAAGCTATTGGTAAATGCCCTGACTATAAATTTACTAGTGCTACTGGTGGGTTATGTAGGCAACTAATGGCCGGTATGCCAGATGTGCATCCTAAAGAACAAGAATTTAGAGATAGTATGCCTGGATTAATGGGTGAAGTTAGATCGTCAACATCCTGGATCTATAAGCAACTAGATGAATTAATTCCAATTGGTGAAGCGATTGTTCAAGAAAAGAAAGACGCCTCAGTAAAATTAGTAGGAGGACCAGTATTGTCTATTCAAGATCGTATTAGAATACAAGCCTATAAGATGATGGAACCGATTGATGAGTGGTTAGATGGATGGAGTGTAACCCCACATAAATTTGAGCCAAACGGATTTAATTTTTCTAAGCACTTTGTAGAACTAAAAGTAACACAAGCTCATGCTAGAAAAATATCAGAATTTTATGCCGCTGAGCTTTCTGAATTAGAAGAATTACTAACTCCGCTTTCTAAAAAAGAATTTTCGAAATTAAGCGAAAAAGATCAAGATTGGGCAGAACAACTTAAAGAAGCATATTCGTGTTATGATAAGAAAGATTTAAAACTAAAGCTAGAAGGACTTTCAAACTTTAAAGGAGCATTAGATCTTATTATTGCACAAAGCAAAGCTACTCGTAAAACACGAAAAAGAGCACCAAAGAGTAAAGAAAAACTAGTTAATAAACTAAAATATGCAATTAAAGATGATAAGTTCCAAATAGCAAGTATTAACCCGATAGATATTATAGGATGTGAAGAACTGTGGATCTTTAATGTTAAAACACGCAAATTAGGAAGATATCTAGCTAGTAGTGTTGATCCACAGGGACAAGAACGTGAAGGTACAGGATTGAGTATTAAAGGTACAACAATTATAGGCTTTAAAGAAGAATCAGTACAAAAGACCCTTAGAAAGCCAGGGGAAAAACTTAAGGAATTTAAGGACGCTGGTAAGATTAAACTACGTACTTTCCTCGAAGATATCAATGCAGTTGACATTAAACTTAATGGACGGATTAATACCGATACTATTATTCTTAAGGCAGTAAGATAAATACTAGCATGAGCATACATGACATAAATGATACTGAAATTTTAGCAGTAAAAAATGGACTTTTACAATTAGGTGAAGCTATTGATACTATTGCTCACAGACAACTTCCAGCACCTGAAATTGCAGATAGAAGTTTAAGTGGTAATAAGATACACGGTGGCAAAATTGCAGATTTTTCAAGTTTAGGAATCCGCGATAAAGCAACCAAGCAAATCCTTGTTGTAACTAATGATGGCGTACTTACAGATAATCTTACAGTCCAAGAACTGCTTGGTGATGTTAAGGTAGAATCTAATCTTACTGTGGGTGGTACTATTACTGCTTCTAAGTTAAATGTAGATGAGCTAAACGCAGATGTTAGAAACGAACGAACAACACCTTTAATATTTGAGTGTACAGAAGCAGACGGGCCTTATGGCAAAGGACTAATGTGGACAGGATCAGGACATACTAAGCAATTAATAATGTCTGCAAATCCTGATCGTATTTGGTCAAGTGAATCTTTTGATTTACACGAAGATTCCGAGTATCGTATAGGCAATGTTAAAGTATTAGGTAATACTGAACTTGGCCCAGATGTAACGACATCGAGTTTAACAACTGTAGGAACATTACGTAATTTAAGAACAGACGGCAATTTAGTAATAGATCAATTTATCTTTTATGACGGGGATCAAATGCGCCTTGGCATAGGCACTGATGCTAGTAATGGACAATTAAGTGTTGCTGGTAATGAAGTTGAATTTATTATTGATCCAGAATATGATGCCGTTAATGTAGGAACATATACTACCAGTGATATGAAATTAATCACTGATAATCAATGCCGAATAGAACTTAAAGCAAGTAACCGGATTAATATAGGATCCGATAGTGAGAGTGTTACAACGATCACTGGAAAATTAGGGGTTGGTGTTAATAATCCTGATGTATGTTTCAGTACAGCCGGTCCTGTTAAGTTTGAAAATAAAAAATTCGAAGTAGGAAGAGAAGCACCGGTAAACGGAATCTACGCTAAAGGCGATATTGTTTGGAACTCGGAACCACAACCAACTGGGTATGTTGGCTGGGTTAGTATTCGAAGCGGAACGCCGGGGATTTGGAAACCATTTGGTGTTATAGGAGCATAACACCATGAAGCAATACCAGACTCACTTTTTAGAATCATTCGTGTGGATTGGACGAGTACTACCCTTAACAGCATTACTAGGAATATTATTAGGCTTACATTTTGAGCTTGATACGTTTGTTCAATTCTTAAAGGCTTCAATAGCATTGACATTCGGAACTATTGCATTTATTTGGTGGTGGTGGGTAGTTGACGCTATTAGAAATCAAAATAAATTTTTTAATGAAAGTTACGACCGCTTTTCAGACATGCACCAAAATCTAATTGATATCAAGACAGATATTTCAAGAGTGCAAAAGTTACACATCGAAGAATTAGAAATTCTACATAAGAAACGCAAAGGACAGTAGTATGAAAAAGATATTTTTAATATTAATTTGTCTAGTCTTTTCGCCTTCTGTTTTTGCAGAAGAAATTGACCCAACAAATAAATTTACAAGTAAAACAGACTTCTTTCGAAGCATGTCATTTTGGTCTTGGTCAGATATACCTGAAACTATTACAACGTATATGGATACAGATCATGATGGAAAATTAGATGTTGTTTGGGCATTTCCCTTAATCAACGTATTAGAATTGCCATCTTGTAGAGCTGAAGATGAACCTCTAGAACAAGAAGGCACCATGACATTTTCTACTTGTCATATTAACGAAGTTCGCAGTCCAATACTTTATATAGTATCATCTAAAGGATGGCATTGCCATACTTGTCCATACCTAAGAATGGATAAGAACTCTGTTATAGTTCATTAAGTTTTAATAATATAATTTAAAATCAATGTTGGTTGGATGTTAACGTGGGCCGCACCGCCACCTGTTGTTCCTGTAGTTGCCGCACTTGATCCTCCAGAAACATCAATACCAGTTGTATTATTTGTGTCACCTGTATCTGGTGAGTAGTTGTAACTATGCTCATGAGCAGGTATTTGTGATTCAGTAAGTGTTACCGTTTCAGCACCACCACTTGACCCTAGTACATCACCATCAATGCCGCCTATTCCGCCAGCGCCTGTTAGTCTGTCAGCTGATACGCTACCCATGTCGTCTTGTCCAGCAATAGTACGACCACGTAAATCTGGTATATTAAAAGTTGTTGATCCGTCACCAACTCCGTATACTTCTGCTAGTACTGTAAATAAGCCTGCGTATGTTGTTCTTAGAACAGCTTGTCCATAACAAAGAAGCCAACCTGTAGGAGCAGTGATACCTGCAAATGCTATAATAGAACCTGTTGGATTAGTTCCTAAATCAACGTATGTCTTAACTGCTTTTTCTGTTGGAACTGCTGAATCACTATTACCTGCTAAGG